ACGGGGTAGTTACGCATCTTATCTACATATAACTCACCCTGAAATAGAGGAGTTTTTAGATGTTAGAAAGCCTACAGGCGGTGATACTAATCGTAAGTGTCTTAATCTCCATCATGGTGTTATCCTTAGTGATGCCTTTCTTGAGCATATTCACATGGCAGGAAAAGTTGATAATTACGATGATAGCTGGGACCTTGTGGACCCTCACACACTTAGAGTGGTTAAAAGAGTTTCTGCCAGAGCATTATGGGTAAAAATACTCCAGAATCGTATGGAAACAGGCGAACCATATATAATGTTTGAAGAAGCTGTCCAGAATGAATTACCAGAGTTTCAGAAAAGAAAAGGACTACAAGTGCACCATAGTAATCTTTGTAGTGAGATAACTCTTGCAACAAATGATGAAAGAACAGCAGTATGTTGTCTTTCTAGTGTAAATTTAGAATACTATGATGAGTGGAAAGACCACCCAGCATTTATACCAGACTTGATTCGTATGCTTGATAATGTATTAACATCATTTATCGAGAACGCACCAAGTCAATTAGAAAAAGCAAAGTTCAGTGCTTACAGGGAGAGGAGCATAGGACTTGGAGCAATGGGATTCCATGCATTTCTACAAAAGAACAATGTTCCTTTTGAGAGTGCCATGGCTTCTCAGTACAATTTAGAAATGTTTGATTTTATTAAGTCAAACGCAGAAAGAACTACTAGAGAATTAGCAATAGAAAGAGGAGCGTGTCCAGATGATGATACAGCTTCAGTACGAAATGCACACTTACTTGCAATCGCACCTAATGCTAGCTCTAGTATTCTATGTGGTAATACTTCTCCAAGTATCGAGCCATTTAGAGCAAATGCATATACGCAGAAAACCAAGACAGGAAGTAATCTAGTGAAAAATAAATTCTTAGATAAAATACTTATGAGTAAAATTGGTCATACTGGTATATACGAAGATACATGGAAAAGCATTATTGCAAACAGAGGTAGTGTTCAACATCTAGATATGTTAGATGATTGGGAGAAAGATGTTTTCAAAACAGCAGTTGAAATCAATCAAGCCTGGGTTATAGAACACGCATCTCAGCGACAACAATATATTTGTCAGTCGCAAAGCTTAAACTTGTTCTTTCCACCAGATGTAAATAAAGCAGACTTGCATAATATACATATGTTGGCATGGGCAAAAAATTTAAAAACATTGTATTACTTGAGAAGTGAAGCTATCAGTCGTGCTGATAATGTAACTGCTCAGGCTAAACGAGAGATAATCTTTGAGCAAGAAGATTGTCTAAGCTGTGAGGGATAAATGAACTTATTAGATGAAAGAGAATACTACAAGCCTTTTGTTTATCCGTGGGCTTTTGAGAAGTACAAGAGGCAACAACAAATGCACTGGCTTCCTGATGAAGTACCACTTCAAGATGACATAAAGGACTATAACCAAAAACTGTCTGCAGATGAACGACTATTGATAGATAATATCTTTCGTTTCTTCACACAAGCAGATGTTGATGTATGTTGTGGATATGCAAAGCATTATCTTCCAACATTCAAACAACCAGAAGTAAGAATGATGTTAGTTAGTTTTGCTGCGATGGAAGCAGTACACCAAGAAGCATA